TTATCGATGGTATCAAGGGTGCAATTTCAGGGTATCAACAAGAAGGGGTTTTAGGTGGTATTCTTGGTGCAATCGGCGGTGTTCTATCTGGACTGATTGGTATGCCTCTTGACCTAGTAAAATCTGCAATTGGATTCATTGCGGGTAAACTTGGATTTGAGAATGTCCAAGCGGCATTATCTGGTTTCAGTTTTGCTGATATGATTAAAGATACATTCATGGGTGTTGCCCGTGTATTTAATGATGTTCTTAAAAATCTATTCAGTGGATTTGAGGATGGGTTTAGTGCTGGTCTGTCACAGATGTTTAAGTCAATGATGGTTTATGTGAAACGACTTCTATTATTTGGGCCAGCAGTTTTGGCGGGTGGTGCTGCAGCATTGGGCGCTGTTCTGCCAGGCGGCGATAGTCCAATCGAAGCATTCCAGAAAACATTTAGTAAAGTATTGAAAACGGGTGAAGGTAGTGCTGAAACAACATTACCTACTGAACAAGGGGAGACAGGCGAAGAAGAACCTGAACCTCCAATCGCTGCGCCACAAAATGTTGAGAGGGTTGTCGCGACACAAGAACAGGCAAGAATAAGACAAGCGAACATTGAAAGAATGCGGGCGAATAAAGAGGCAAATGATGCTAAAAAGGCTGCAATGGCAGTAAACACTGTAAACGCACCGACAACTACTAATATGAGTAGTAATACCGCAGTCTTTACTGACCCGACTCCCGCAACTGATGACCTAGACAGAGAAGCGGCATCTTTCTAATAAAAAAGGGAGACCGAAGTCTCCCCTTCCCATCATCCATAGGAGAATGAATCCTAGTCTTCTGCAGCAAGTTTCGCGAAGTATGATAGTGTATCATCCTCATCACCGTCTACAGTCTCCGTGACTACAGGTTCAGGCGCAGACGCAATCACTTGCGGTTCTACTACTTTTGGTGATACTGCCTCTGCGGTTTGTGCGAGAGACTCATTCTTTACAGTCGAACCAGCGCCGGTTGACTGACCCAGAACAACTTCCAAACGACTCTTCAACTCTTCATAAGACTTGTAAGTCTTGGGGTCAGCGAACTCACTGACATCATGTAGTTGGTTGTAGGTCGCTTCAAGTTTGGTCTCATCTGATTCAAACAATGCAGAAGGTGATTTGAACTCCGACTTGTCGTAGTTACGATAACCCGCAACGTTACGAATCTTCAACTGGAAGTCTGCGCCAGTCCAGAAGTCAAACGGGTTGACTGGTTCTTCGCCTGGGAACTGTGGTTGCATCACATCCATAATCTTGTCAAAGATTTTCTTACCGAAGTCATAGAGGAATACTTTACCCTCATTGGTCGGATTGGACGGGTCACTCACAACCAGAATGTTTGCGACATAATGCAAACGGCGTTTCTGTTTACGAGCAATCTCTTTGTCCTCATCAATACCAGAGTTCCAAAGGCGCGAGTTGTGTTCACTCACAGGGTCATTGTTACCCAGAGTAGTCAAGGACTTCTCAACATACCATTGACCAGTCGGGCCTTTGAAGAAGTGGTCGAAGTAACGAACCCACGGAAGTTCTTGACCTTCAGCGGCAGGAAGGAAACGAACCTGTGCAAAACCATTCCCTGCTTCATCAACAGTAGGTTTCCAGAAACGTGTATCTTCATATTTGTTGGTGGTTTGTTTTTGACCAGAGATTTCCGCTGCTGCTTGTGCGAGTTTGGAAACGTCTGTTCGATTAGATTTTAGATTTGCAAAAGACATATGTATTCTCCGTATATTTGCGTATTGTGTGTATTAATTGTATCATAATATAATAAGTTTGTCAATACCTTTATTTATAATTAATCATTGGGTAAGGTTTCCCGTTTATCGAGATAATTAAGATTCATTGCTTCCATCTCAATTTTCTCTTTGATAGATGTCGCGATATATTTCTTAACATCTTCAATCTCTAATTGATTGTCGTCACATAGGTGGACAACCGCATCCATATATGTCAAGGACTTCTTTTTCACGGTGTCCTCAACCATACGAGTAAATTTCTTTTTACTCATGAAGTTGGATTCCTCTTCACTGGAATCCGTTCCACCGATAATTAAATCAACTTTCAAATTCTTCTTCTAACTCCTGTGTCCACATACCGACATCATCATACCAGACACCGACTGTGCGTTTCACTTCACCTTCTTTATCATATGCCTTTGCAAGACAACGATATTTGATTACACCCTCACGGTCTTCACCATAACGAAAATCCATCCAGACACCAGTAGTAAGATATTTCTTCATGTTGTAGATATAGACCTCAAGGTCTTTGTATTCCGCCCTCTCTCTCCACGCTGTAGATTTCTTGAGATGACGTAGACCTTTAAGTTCCAACTCACAGGATTTAATCCATTGTTTTACTTTCTTCCAATGAATATAATGGTCTTCGGAATAATCACGAATACTTTCGTGAACACCCATCCGACCATCATGACCACGAACAGCTCTTGCTTTCGCAAGACGCTCGCTCGCCGCCTTCTTTTGTTCCGCAGTGAGTTTTCTTTTTGCCATACACTATATAGTGTCGAATGTTTGCAAAGAATCTACACGAAAAGAACGCCAATCCTCAATATCTAAATCATAGACCCGAACCGCAATCTGGTTCTTTTCGGTCTTTACGTTTGCATCAGTCTTGGGCATTTTTTCTTCGGGGATAAATTTACTATCCAGAGTTGCTCGCATGTTGCGAACCTGACCATCTTTCACTTTGATGAAAGACAGACGAACAATATTTTCCCGCAGTGTGCCTACCACACTGTCATAACTATAATCAATTCCAGTCATTATCATATCCTACTGTTTCTTGATAAGTATCGGTAACACCAATCTCATCGAAATAATCTTTTGTGTCATTCCAATACAGAACGTCACGGTTATCATAGTCACCTTCGAACAGGTCTTCAGCAACTTTCTTTTTACGGCGGTCAATCATTATGCACACTCCTTCCACCAATCAGGTTCATCACGATTTGTCCATTTAGCAAATGAACGTTTCTCATTTAGATAGTAGATACGATATGCATCTACAGGGTCTTCGCGTTTGCAATAGTCAGGCATTGCTTGTGCGAATTTCGTCAATCCCGCTTTGGGGATTTTCTTAGGTATGTTGAGTAGTATATCAGATAAACGAGTATCTGTCAAGTGATATTTTCCATACCTACGGGTATACTCTTTGCAGCACTCACGGAAGTGACGATACAACCAGAAGTAGTTCTCGTCAGACTCACGCACCCAAATGTTTGACGGATGATTGACATGAGATGCTTTGTAGAGAAAACCATGATAATCAGGATGCGCCCAACGTTTGATTTTGCGACCATTCGCAGTCCTGTCGATATACAAGGCGCCATCAAGCACACGGTGTGCGGTTGACATCAGTTGTGCATACTCGACAATCATCTTGACGATATGCTTGTCGCACATTGCCTGTGCTGCCTTGATAGGGTCATTGTCCAGATGGAAAATATTCATGTTAAACTCTCAATCTCTTTCAATGTATCAACAACTTCTTGAAAGGTCAAATGACCAATCACATCATCAGTAATAGGTGTATCATAACACAGTTCACCATTAATGTCAAGCACTGCAACTTCGAAAAGTCCATCAGTGTTACCATACGAACTAGGATTACAAATCACAGACGCACCATATCCATTATCAAAAGTATATGTCTTCTGATACTGATTACTTTTCCTTATCGACTCATGATTTACATTACGCTCCGACTGCATTGTAGTAACCCTCTGCATAGACGCGAAACTTCGGTTCGTTCTCAATCTGTTCTACGACATCGAGAACAGAACCAGTGAACCACGCACATGCATCACGCATGTCATTCAGTTCGTTTACAGGAATGACTGTATCAATCGGGTCTTTCCAGTTATCCATGCCTTCCGTGAGAGTGTTAAACTTCTCACGGAGAACATCGATACGTTCATCAGTAGCAAACGTCAGTAGTGACATTATGCAGCCTCTTTAATCCGAGCGTTTTTCAAAAAGTTCTCAAGGGGCATATCGACTTCCCAGTCTTGTATACCTTCGACTGTGCAGTAGTCACGGCGGTCAGCGCCAGGCCCATCAAGGATATCAACAATACGAACCTCTTTCTCTGCATACGGATTGTCTATATCAGCATTTGGTTCAAATGTTTTATATAAAAAAGTGTTTTCAAATAGTTCTGTATAATTAAGCATTGGTTTCCTCTCCTTTTCAACTATACTATTATAATAACAAATCAATCAAGAATTGTCAAGCAAAAAAGATGCTGTAACAATATTAAATTTTTCTTCCAAGAAACTCTTATTTTTATCAACATACTCTTCACATGTCATTGTTTCCTGTTTCCAAGCGAGACGTTCATCAACATTCTTGCGATACATCTCGCGACAAAATTCTTCAAAAGTCATCAGTTCAACTCCCGAAATTGATAGAGGAACAGTTCTGCGTCACGCAAGTGTATGAACCCCTCGACATAAGTTTCTTGTCCAAACGGATAGACCTTGACTTCCCAAAGACCGTCTTTGGTCTGACCCAAAAATTCTGCCATAGTTTCGTTATGCATTTTACTCTCCATTACTGCATCATCAATCCAACCACACATTAAGCGGCTTCCTTAATAAATAACTTACTCATACCTTCATACACAATATTGAAAGCGTTTACTTCATAAATGTATTGGTCATAGAAATCGTCTTCAGTCATATAATCATCCAAGACATCTTCCCAAATTATGTTCATGTTTTCCAGACCTTTAAGAAGGTCGCCACAACCACAACCCGTAATGAGCGCAACCGCATCATCCCAAGACATATCCATTTTATAGTAATCAGAAATCTTAAACATTATATCATTACCGGCCAGTGACCGCATCCTCTCCAAATTCTTCAATCAAAGCATCGTGTTCAGGCGTTCCCGCATAATACTCACAGAAACTATCGACACAGTGACCACTGATATCATTCTCTTCACCACAGAAATCACACTCTCCGTAATCAAATTCGCCTTCCATAATCTTTCCTTTCAATCAACTATATCTTAATATAACAACAAGAACACAATTTGTCAAGCACTTTTTTTACCGTGATATCCGATTATACCGAACAACACCTTCTTCCCAGAGAATTTTGGCACCATCATCGGTTTCAAACCCTGAACCTTCGTCAGCAGCAAAATCCATACTAGAAGAAAAGTAAACATCTTGGTCTGCAATATTGAACTTCTCAAGGTAATATGAGAGAGTCTTCGCGGTTTTAATGTTCTGTGCGAGACATCCATTGTCACCATTAAGTGTCAATCCACCATTTTCTGCAAAAACTGTAATCATCATGAGTTCCTTTCTCTCAACTATAATTAACAGTAACATACAAAACATGTAATGTCAAGCACTTTTTTAACGTTTTTTTCTTATAAATAGAAGAAATATAGGAGACCAACATGGCAGACGATTTATTTGATTTTGGGTTTACCCTTGTAGATGAGAACGAACTGGAAGCAGTCCAGACTGCCACCGCACAGGTCGCATCAGTATCTTCTAGTGTAGAAGAGACCCAAGATAAACTTGACAAACTTTATAACGCAGTTCAACCTCTGTTAAATAATCTCAAAATGAACCCAGAGAAAGAATACATTCTTTGGCCTAATCGAACAGAGAAAATCGAACAGTTCGAAGACCACATTCAGGCAATCTATCAAGGCGACAAGTAATGATTCTATACAGGTCACAACCCAAAAGTTATGATACTAATAACATTATCAACTTAGAAACTAAAAGAAATTTTGTTAACAGAATTTTAGAAACAGAGTCTAAATTCAATGACCGTGGTTTGGTCAGAGACGATATCATTTCCATGATGAGTGATGCCACAGTCATTGATGGATTATTGTGTTTATCTGCGTATCAAACTATTCTTGTTGTAACTTCATTTAGTAAACATAATTACCCCGACAGAATGAGAGACACATTATACCGACCAATAAAAAGTGCGGGTGACCATATGTTACCCATTGTTCATGCAATGAATGAGTCTTTACCTGAGATGTATGTAACTCAAGCAGATGATGTTAGTAACTATTATACCAAACTTTATGATGAATTTAATATTCCTTATGTAACGGTTGATGATTATTTTAGATTAGATAATGATTTCAAACCAAGAAAATTTATGAAAACTCGATTTGAAAATGGAGAAGAATTTGAGGGAACTAAAACAGGTAAAGGTGTTGTTTTTGATGCTGTTGTTCTTCTAGGTTGCGAATCTATGTTGCGTGGAAAACATAAAGCAGAAGATATTAGAAAAAAGTTTCAACCATATTGCACTGACAATTTTGATTTGATTGACATTTATCGGGGCGATTTTAGGAAAATTACGGGTAAATCTGCCAATATAGATACAATAGTAAATAAGTTTATTAACGTTGTCAACACACCTAAAAAGGTATATGACAGTAAATCTTTATATGACACAAAACAATTTGACATACGTTATGTTGATGTTGTTCGGACAAAATATCAATTGATGTATGAAAGACTGGGCAAAAATATAAAGAATGTAAATGATTATTTCAGAGTTTATAAATCATGAGTAACACAGATACCTATATTATCAGAAGTAGAAATAATGATGAATTCAAACTTGAATTATTATTTCCTCTCGCCGTAAATCGTTTTACGGCAAACATTATAGAATACGCACAAGACCCAACACACGGTTGGCAACCATCGGAAGTTGGTGGTCAATTATCTTATGATAAGTGGGGACAGTTAGTTCAATATATTATAGTTGCATACAATTTAGTTACATATCAGGGATATGATAATGTTCTTATCATACCAAACTTTACAAATGATAAGTATCCTCGTGTTCAGAAAGAGAATGGACTTGTCGAAGACAACATATCTGGGAATATGATAGGTGTAGTAAACACTGCATTTAGTCTTTCTGATACAACGAACATTTATACCGCATTTCCTGAAGGTGATAACTTTGCAAAGTATTTATTGGAAATGTATGATTCCAGTAAAGTCCTAACATCAAATAAAATGTATGAAATGGGGGATGAGACATACGAGATAACTGTGCCTGAAGGAGTTAAGTTTGATGCAGTAGTTCTAATTGGTATTGATATCAATGAAGGAGAATCATTCTCTGCATCAGATATCAAAGATGACTTTGCATCATATTGCACATCAGACTTTGAGTTGATGGACATATACCATAGAGGGGAGAGTGATATTGAGGCTTTCAAACGTGATGATTATTTAGAAACTCTGTCACAAACAACTAGACTTACGGGTGATGAAAAAGATAATATTGCAATGTCTAACTTTATAAATAATTACAGTTATAGAAAAGACGGTTTCGGTGATACAGATTTTGTTAATCATCGTTTACCAAAGTCTGCTGAGATAATAAGAAATAGTGTAAAAATTTACTAATGATTAAATTTAAGACATTCATGAATGAGGGTGTAGATGACCCCGCAATCTTTAAGGCAGTATTCCTTGCGGGTGGGCCTGGCTCTGGAAAGTCATTCATCGTAGGTAAGACTGGTCTCCCTGCATTGGGTATGAAAGTTGTAAACTCTGACGATGCATTTGAAACCGCAATGAAAAAGGCGGGTAAGAAAATGACATCAGATGAAATCTTCTCTGATGAAGGCCAAACAATCCGTGACCGTTCCAAGAGATTGACTGCCAAAAGACAATCGATGTATATCTCAGGTCGTTTAGGTTTGGTTATTGATGGAACTGGCAAAGACCCTGATAAGATTAAAAAACAGGCAAAAACATTACAAGACCTCGGATATGATACCATGATGATTCTTGTAAACACCACTCTCGAAGTGGCGATTGATAGAGATAAAGATAGAGATAGAACTCTGGGTGACAAAGAGGTTACCAAATACTGGACAACGGTTCAAAAGAATATTGGTGCGTTACAACAGATATTTGGTAAGAAGAAGTTTATTATAGTTGACAACACCGAAATAAAAAATACCGAAAAAGAAACTGTTCGGGCATATCGTGATGTAAAGAAGTTTCTTGATAAAGAACCCGACAATGCACTTGCAAAGAAGTGGATTAAACAGGAGCGTGAGAAGAAGAAACGTTAGTTTCTAACTCTTTGACTTTCTCTTCAAGTTGTCGAACACGTTCCTCAAGAGTAGGATTTCTCCTCACACTCTCCTGATATTTACGATACATGTATCGGTCATATGATTCACGTTGTGTCATAATCAACCCTTCCTAGTCGATGAAAGAGACTCGAAATCTTACGAGCCTCCTCATCAGTTAGACTGTTACCATAATTATGCATATACACTTGTAATGATTTACGAATGATTGCATAGTCATCTGGAGCAAAGACCGCACGGGGACGATACTCTTCGGTCATTAGTTAGCACGTTCCCAATATTGGATACCTTCTGCAACCATAAGAAATACGCCCGCGACCAGTCCAACAATACTGAAATCTATAAGACTGAGAGCGGTTAACGCTCCGCCAAGACCAATACCAACGATGTTCGATGTAGTCGTGCTGAAGAAATTCAACACTTGTTCTTTTGCATATAATACTTTATCCATAATATTACTCCTCTATATAAATGATTTCTGAATTCTGAACGACAACCAGTTTGTCGCCCTCTGTAAAACTATTTAGGTTTTTGTGATTTGTCAAATCACGTTCAGTCAACTTACCGAAGTTAAAACTTGGGTCAAGTTTGAAGAGACGATATGTGTTATCGTCTTCAGGAAGTTCAGGATACAAATCCTGAAGAATTTGAGATACAGTCACAGTCATTTTTTGCTCCATGTTGGTGAACGCACAGGGACTTGAACCCCGAACCTACAGCTTAGAAGGCTGTTGCTCTATCCAGTTGAGCTATGCGTCCTTGATTGTGATTTACATCATATCACAGTTACGGTCTAAAGTCAAGACTTTTTTTTGGTAACAACGTGTATTTTTACATTATCAGAGACAGGTATTTTAATGTTGTTATGAGAATGATAAAGGTTGAACTCTACTTCGGAAAATTCTTTGAACATCTCCGTCCAGATAGGTCTCCAGTTATCCGCCAACCTTACTGTGTTTTGAGTGCTTCGGTCACTTTCCAGAATGAGGTCAGTAAAACTCTCTAGATTCATATCAAAGATACTGTCAAACCCATAGATGTGAACTTCAGTCGCTTTCATCTTGTTACATGCATAATGCACCGCAAAGTGACCGCAGTTAAAATTGGTTGCCGCTTGTCCAAGACTTTGGCCTGGCAGTGCAGCATATTCTGGAATGTGTTGATAAAAACCTTTGATGAGATGAGAATACTTTAGGTAGAATGACCCAGATGCTTCCATCCAAACACGAGGACGAGTTCCAAGAATCCAGTCATACATGTCCAGTTGAATCTTACCCTCTTGAAGTGCCTTCATCATTTTGAAGTCAACCATACAGGTTGCCCACACTTCCTTGCGAGGGATTTCAAATGGAGGCATGTTACATATTAGTAATTTGCCCGGCAAACCACGTTCAAATAATCCCGCATGGTCACCATTACCTAAAACATTAACTCTCATATCCAAATCTTTCAAAGTCTTCTTTATAGGTCTCTTGTATATACTCTTTTATATCAGGACGGATTATATCATTTCTGGTCGGATAATTGTAACCCAAGAGTTCATGAATACCGACATTCTTTTTAAGTAATTTTATCTTAGTTCCTAACACTTCTTCCATCTTGATAATATCATTTGATAGATTTTCATATCGAAGAATGATATCATTTTCCCTAATCCATGTTGTTAATGGTAGTTTCCATACATGATTTTTACCTTTGAGCCAAGATTCAAAGTTAAATCCTTGAGGGTAATCACCCTGACCATAACCCCTGTCTCGAATCCAATGAAGAAATCCACTTACAAGTCTATCATAGGGATGCCGACATATAGAAAAGATAGGCAATGAAGACATGTATTTAGAAAAGTCTACATTCATTTGTTCTCTTGGTAAATGACCGCCATATACTTTATCACTCTTATATTGATTTGCAACATCAATAATACTTTCATCGAAACGATGACGAATAAACTCTGATATTGTTGTTCCTGCTGTTTTAGGAACATGAACAAAGACCAAACGGTCAGGAACTATTATCATAGTTTGACAAGTTCTCTATTCAATACATGTTGTTCTTCAATCAAGTCTTTTGATTGTCCGAAATAACGAACCGCATGATGTTTTTCACACATATACTCATTGATTGATTGGTCTGCGAAGTCAGTGGTTCTCCACAACTCACCTAAAATACGACCAAACTTACCCTTACCATCTTTATGTGTTTTCAAGACAATGCCATTTGGGTCATCCAATAGACCAGTCAGAAATGCTTTTGCGGCAAGACCATATTTTTTCTCTTCTTTATCGCGTGTGCGTGACTCAGGTGTATCAATACCATACATCCGAATGCGTTGTTTACGCATCCATACACCAAACCCTAAATCAATATCAACGTCAACCGTATCACCATCGATAATTTTGACGACATTACATCTATATTCATACATTACTATTTGTGCCTTAAATCACTGCCCGTTCCAAAGTGGTCTTTGATTACACCAATCTTTTCTTCTGCGGTTGCGATATTTTCAATTTGTGTTTCAATTGCTTGCACCACTTCGGGATGTTCTCCGATACCAACGGAATTTTCCATATAAACTCTGATGTTTGCTCTTGCGATTGCAATTTCACCTTCAAGTTTTGTTACTAATGCTTCAAGTAAATAATTCATTTATCTGTCTCCTAATTGCGTCATTACCTTTTTTGCCCGTATGATGGACAATCTTTGGGTTTCTTACATTTATACCATCTATGTAGTCT